CCACACACGGTCACCCGGCTTGACTGAAACGGGCCGGCGCTCGCCCGACTTGTACAGGAACTTGCCCGCCACTCCCTTGGGTCCTTCCACCATGCGGCGCCCCGGCCCAACCGCCACTACCTCGCCGTAATGCTCCGGCGCATCCTCCTGAAACTCGCCCCGGTAGTTGTCCGGCACATGCACCAGGTCGCTGAACCGCCGGTCGCGACGTGGCAGTCGCCGTACCAGCACCCGGTCATGAAGCGGCTGGATCGTCACTTCTTCTTCCGCAGCAGCCCCTTGACACTGATGCCCGGATACTTCGCGTGGACCTTGCGCCGCACCTCGGTCTTTTCCCCTGGCGTGCCGTGCTGCGCTACCCGAGCCAACGCATCGCGGGCATGGTCTGGGTCCTCGATGGGGTAACCGCCTTTGCCGCCGCGCCGCTTGCCCGGCAGGGCGAATTCCTTCTCGGGCATCGCCTTCCGCTCGCCGTACGTCAACTTGCCCATTGCGTTCCTCCTGAATCGAGCCGGTTGGAGCGATGCGCTGATGCACGCCTGGCGGCGCTGGCCCCCGCATCGCCCCTTCCCCACGCACCGGCGGCGCGGCGGGTCAGTGGGGCCAATCCATCAATCTTCGGGCTGCTCGTCCTCATCGTCGCCCGGTTCCTTCGCAGACTTGCCGGCGGACAGTCCGAGCGCACTGTGCAAGTGGTCCCGCAGCTTGTCCTTGTCGTCGGGGCCGAAGATGTGGCGCTTCGGTTCCTCGTACGGGCCAATCCCGGCGCCGCGCCGCGCCATGTGGTGCTCGACCGTGTGGCCGCCGTTGTCGCCAATCTCAATCGAGATGCGGCTGAGCTTGCGGGGCGAGTTCCGCTTGCCACCCTCCCCGCGTGCCGTCGTCATGCCGTATTCACTGGCCATTCGCGCTCCTTCACCCCATCCACGAGCCTGCTTGATGGGACCAGGAGAAATTCTGCGCCGGATTTATCGGCTTCGGTCGCGCAACCTGCACGGCGAACGTCATCATGAGCATGTCGCCGATGTCGGGACTCGACAGGCCGCGCTTCTTCATGTCGGCCTTCGATTCAAGCTGAATCTGGCCTTTTTCGCTGATGTAATACTCGGGGCCGGTCAGATCGGACTCGATTTCCGGCAGGTCGGGAATCTCCATGCCATTCTGCAACTGGGCGCGCAACTCGGCGTAACACTCGGCGCGCCGGTTGAAATACTTCGCCTTGTCGTAGGCGGCGGCACCGCCATGGAACTCCGTGAGTTTAGCGCCGTAGCCGAGCTGCCGGAGCCGGTCAACCACGCCAGCGCCCAGCCCGTCGGCGTCCACCACCACGGCATCCGGAGCTTCGGCCTCGATCTCCTTCACGATCCGGGCCGCGGTCTGCATGGTGTCCAGGCCACGGTATTTCTGGAGAATCCAGGCGCGGCGCCCCTGCCGGCATCCGATCACCGTCTGGTCATCGCCGAAGCGCGCAATGTCGGCGGCCAGAATCTTGGGCATCCGCTCATGGCCTTGCGACTTGTACCGGCGAGCCCGCGCCACCACGTCGCGGGCGATGAACTGCAGGTCGCCGGATGCGGGAAACTCGCCCCGGATGTGGACCCGCACCCAATCGTGGTCCTCGCCGAAATCCGCCACCTGCTGCTGCAGGAATTCGAGGTTGACTCCCTCGACCGTGCGGCTGTCAATCTGGCGGGTCAGCCAGCGATGCTTCTTGATGCCGAAACACTCGGCAAAGCGGCCCGTGGACCGCAGCGGGTTCCCAAATGCGATCCAGATAATCTCGGTGTCCTGATCGGTCAGGGCGCCTTCGGTCACGTCCCAAATCACGTCGGCGATGGCTGACGCCTCGTCAAACACGATCACGATGCGCCGCCCTTGGTTGTGCAAACCGCTGAAGGCGTCGGGGTTTTCCTCTGACCAGGTGACGAAATCCGCGCGCCAAGTCTTGTCATGACCCGGCTGCTTCGCCCGGATTGAGCGCCCCAGCACCTCCCACCAGTCGGCTGTGATGCCGGCCCTCACCCAGCGGCCGACTTCGGGGATGGTCTTGCTGTCGAGCTGCTCGCCCTTGCCCGCCGTCAGCATCACGCGCGAATCGCCGCAGGTGGACAGCGCCCAGTCGGTCAGCATCCCGATCAGGGCCGACTTGCCGATCCCGTTGCCCGCCGCGACGGCGATTTTGAGCGGCAGGAAGCGGTCAGGGCCGTTCAGATGGTCCCGGATGGCCGCCAGTATCTCGCGCTGCCAAACGCGCGGTCCCGCGGCGTTCTGGAGCGCGCCAGGCTTGCTCCAACGGTAGGCGCCGGACGCATAGGCCAGCGGATCACGCGAGTGGCGCGCCACCTCGACCAGAAGTTGCTCTTGGATGGAGGCGCTCACCGCACCCGCTCACTGGCAAATTTCCCCCGAATCTCGCGCCCAAAGAATCGGCCGGCGCTGTCGGCCAGCCGGAACCGATGAAACGTCTCGGCCGGCACGTCGGCATAGCGGTACACGCGACCGCCGTGAAACTGCACGGTCAGCACGCGCTGGGGGGCGTCGTACTCCACGCCGTCGATGTTGCTGGAATTGGCGTTTTGCATGGGAAATGGGTGCAGAAATGGTCGGAAAATCGCGCAACTACTCTGCTTCCTTCAGCTCCCGTTGGGTCACCAGCCCAACAGGCGACAAAACAGGCGCGGAACTGGCCTGGCGGAGCTGCTCCAGCCGCTCGGCCATGTCCATTGTCACCGCGACACCACCGCTCAGCTTCACCTCGCTGCTGTCACCGTAAACCTTGCGACACATGCGGGCCGCGCACCATTTACGCGCATCCACGCGGACTTTCACCGCGTACGCGTTCTCCGCGTCGGCTTCGTCCGCGATGGCCACGATCTCGTCAGCGAGTAATTCTCCGCGAGCTTCTCGCGCCCGAGCGTATTGCTCATCGAGCGATGGCAGCGAGTGCAGTGCCTTAAAGAAATTCGCAATCGGGATGTCGCGTTTTCTGCAGCACTCACGAAGCGATTTGCCGCCCGCCACTTCCTCGCAAATTGCGTCTCCGATTTCCGCCGTGACGATGTGGGGCAATTCCCCTTTGCGGTTGCGCCTGACTGCGCGGGCTTCGCTCACTGCACCCTCGCCGCGACAATCGGCCCATGCGCGTGAATTGCGCTGTGGGGCCGCATACTCGCATCGCGCCACAGCCATAGGACCCCATCGGCCGGATCATAGCGCGAGCGCATACCGACTCCGCGACGGCGCAGCAGGCAGGCAACCGCTGCGGCTACGCGCCGTGCGGGCATCTTGTCGAGCCGCAGCGCCAGGCGCTTTTCGACCGGCGTTTCGAGCAGCGCCAGCGCAATTGCTCCACCGCGTGATGGTCGCGGTGACGTGCGGCGCGGCATTTCGTCCGCATCGGCGACCGCAACGCTGATTCCCATGTGAACCTCCGGACAAACTCCAGCCCCGCGCGCGAGGCCGATATGTTCGCTCAGGTTTGGCTGCGGCTGGCCTGCCTCCGCTGTCGCTCGGGCCGAGCCGATCAACGCTTTCGCGCCGATCTTCTGCGGGGCTGTCCGGCTGTGCCGCTGGTGCGCGCCTGTCTCACGACGGTCGCCACTCTCTCACGGCTGCCGGGGTTTCGCACCCGCCGCAGCACCTTCGCCTGCTTACCGTGCGAGTGTTGCGAGCGCTCACACCCGAAGTCAATACATCCGCCGGAAACCGCCTCAAAAGTGTTCCACGGTGTTCCACGCATAGCGTTATGCTATTCTGAAGGCATGGACACCACATCACAGCAGGACATAACTTCGGCGGCCTCCGCAATGGGCAAGCGCGGGGCCGCTGCCCGGTGGGCCAAGCTCACGCCAGCCGAGCGCACGGCCTACGCTCGGAAAATCGCGTCAATGCCGCGTAAACCCGTGAAAACAAAGGAGAAATAAATTTCTCCAAACCCCTTGACACGCTGCTAGCATAGCGTTATGCTGTAGTTGTACCTCAGGAGGGTACAGAGTATGAACTTCAAAGACTTCAAGTTGTCGTTGGCAGCGGCGCGGAAGCGCCGCGATAACGGCGAAGGCGGGCGAGTCGCCGCCCAGCTTATCCGTGAGGCGGGCGCCGCCCTCCGCAACGACGCGGAGGATGGCGATGCGACCGGCACTGCCATCCATTCTGCTCAGCGCGGCGGAGTCGAGGCGTGGCGCGCCCAGACCATCGCCAGCATCGAGCGGGCGCTGGACGCCGGCCGCTAGCAAGCCCCCGCTCACTCCTGCGCCTTCGGGCGGCGGGCGGGCGGCGCATGGTCCCGGCGATACGGGCTCGGCCCTTTGGGTGCGGCGTCCACGTCGCGGGGCTGGCAGAGACAAACGGCACCCAGCCCCACAGGAGGGGGCGAGTATGAACGGAGAGCAG